CGATAACCACGCTTTGCAATCCAGCGCTCAAACTTTTGCAAGTCGCTCACGTCTAATCTCCATCATAACCAACTCCCGCCTTCGCAAGAAGCAAAGCCTCACGGGAGATATTTTTCTCATATTATTTTTAGCACTACGCCAGAATAACCAAAGCGCAATTACCACACAGCAGAAATGCTTAAGAGTTTCGGTGGGTAGAATGGTTTAGGACTTTTGGTGGACAGAATGGTTGGGTGTAGGCCCCAGCCTCACCTCCTTCTCCTCCTCCTCGCCCCCTCCCCCTACCATCTAGGTTCCCTAAGTGTTCTATAATTGTTCCGATTGAGAACAAACCGTGAACGCTAAGTGATTGAGAACAAAAGGTGAACGCAACCCTGGAACAAAACATGAACGAACATAAGCAGAACAAATGGCGAACATAAGTGAACGCAGAACATAACAGGAACAAACCATAGACGTTTGCGAACGACGGAAATTACAGGGCAAGGGTAGGCAAAACACCAACGCTCGCTGGCGGGCATCCTAGACGGTTACAGGCCCTATATTCCATCCTAGAAACAATCGGGTCAGATAGGTCCATACTATTTCCGCGTGGGCATAGGTGTTGTGCTCAAAGTGAGTATAAGGGGTAAGCCCCATCCACCCCCAATCTAATTAGCCTAATCCCTAATAACATTCTCTCCCCATTACCTTGCCTATATACTCTCCCTATATGCTGGCCATACTAGCCGCTTGATATTGCTACCGATTCCCCATCTATCGGATATGTCTATACCTTGCGTCAATTGCATAGATATTATCATTTTGAAGTGTTTACCGTTAAAAAGTAGCGTGGGGCATGAGCTGGCAATCAAGCCTGAACAAGTAAGGAAAAGACACATGACCACATTCGTGAGGACTGTTACCGCGTTTAATAGCTTTGGCCGCGAAATGGAGATGGATTACGTCGAATACGTAAAGCGCTGGACTTCAGGCTTACGGGGCTGCCTTCCCGCTGTAGCCGACAACGACAGCGATACGCAGATCATTCTGGACATGACCGCGAAGCTCGAAGCTATCGCGTCCCGCCGCTTCGAGGAACTTTACGCGGCCCAAAACGGGAAGAGGCATGAGCTGGCAATCAAGCCAAGCCAAGTAGGGGAATAAGACAATGCAAATCATTACAAACCACCAACCGCGCAACGTCATTAACTGGCACGAGCTAAGCGATAATGAGCGCGCAAACTTTGACTGGGAAGGCGCAGATGAGTGCGATTACTTCCGCTATCGCGGCAATGTCTACTGTCTAAGCGAATTTATGCGCGCCTGCGGTAACATTGCTTTACTTGGCTGGGATGGGATGGAAGCCGACTCCTATTTTAGTGGCACTCTTGTCAAGTATGCCGATGATTGCGGCGATTCCGTCATAGTGGCAAGCTGCTACTCATAACACAAAACAGAAGGGAACAAGACAATGACTCGCAATGAAATCATTGAATCCGCTGAATACCAACGCGCTATGCGTAAGGGTTTAGCTCTCGCCGTTGACGGGGAATATAGCGTCTCTGACATTACAGACGCACAGTCTGCATACGTCACAAGCCCAGGCAAGTTTGAACTCGAACCTGTCGCGGCATTGTATTTCTATGACTTGGCCATGTCAGGCATGGCGGATGACACGCTAGAAACATTCGACGGAACCACGTCTGTCTTCTATGTCGATTCCGCTTTCGTCCTCTTGCGTGAAGATGAACAAGGATTCGCGCGCCTGGAGTTCTGCGACGACGCTGAATTGATGAAGCTGGAGGCTGAATCCATCCTGGCCTCATTCGTGAATGGCGATATTGATGACGCTGAAACGATTAACGACCCGGCAGAACTTGACACATTTGAAGGGTCAGAGTGTTTTTACGTGAATGACCACGGAAATGCGTCCTATTATGTGCGCGGCCATAACGGCAAGTTCTACCTCGCCGCTGATTGCGTTTAACCGAATAACCTGGGAGGGTTTACTTATGGCACATCTTTACAATGAAGCGCGCGAAATAGCGCAAGAGGCTTGGACGGAGTCAGAAGGCGACTATGATGCCGCGTCTGAATTTATCTATGAGTCATGCGACGGGCATGAAGTAGTGATCTATTACGGAAAGGCAATTCAGTTTTGCGCGGATCAGAATACTAGCGCGGGTGAAGAATGGCTGGAAGATTCTGGCGGTATTGCACAGCCCGGCGACTCTTTCGGTCAAATCGCCTGCCGCATTGCGTTTGCTACGCTTTATTGCGCCGCTATGGAAGCACTCGCAGAAATTCAAGAGGAATCAGAACAATGAACGCGCGGCAATGGCTTGGTGAGATTGCCCGATTCATCGCTGTCTGCATCGTCATGGCGGCCTGGATAGGCTTTTTGTCTTTCTTTCAATAGGAGAATTAAGAATGGAAACGAAACACACGCCAGGCCCATGGAAAATTGGCCTTAATCCCGGCCCAATGGTTTACACGCCAGATGGAACTAGTCAGATAGCAGATGCGCGCGGCGTTGCCGTGACAAAAGATGAATCGAAAGCTAACGCCCGCCTAATAGCTGCCGCGCCTGAATTGCTGGAGGCTTGCCGCAATCTCTCGCAATACGTTGCCAAAGGAATCGCAGACGGCGCATTCAAGGATTGCGCGCTTCCTAAAGGCGCGGAAAAACGGCTGAACCAGGCGCTGGCGGCCATTGCAAAAGCAACTTAACCTAACCCCTTTTCCCTCAACTCGCCCGGCCATGTGTCGGGCATTTTTTTGCCTTGAATTAGAACAAAACGCGAACCCTACATAAACCGCCTAGGATGCGTCCAAAATTGCCGCGCTTGTTTTTGGCTATGCGACTAGGGCAAGAGGCTTGGCGCTTATTCTGGCGCATCCTGTGCGGTTAAATCCACATATTCCGCGTCTATGGTCGCGTCTTCGATAGCTTTCGCCTTCTTGGCGCTATCCAGACCTGCCAGAAAGTCTTTGAGATTGTCCGGCGTGATTGACAAGCTGGCCTTAGTGTTTGGCCTGTGCCGCGATCCGTCAGACCGCTTAAGCGCCTCCAGATGACCTAGACCCTTGTCAATCGCGTGGATCTCATCCCGCTCCATACTCTTAGCGTTCAGCACCATATTGCGAGCGTGAGCATATTGCATGTCGTGTATCGTTTCAGAGCGCGCTTCCAGGGCGTCGATATACAAACCCTTCAACTCCTCGTCACGATTGAAGAACATATTCAGCGAGCCGTGCGTTACGCCTAGCCTATCCGCTTCCTGCTCAACCGTTGAACCGCCCGCCAATCGTTCAAGCGTTAATTCGTATTCACGACATTCAGCTTCACTGTTCCAACGCATCAGATTAGCGCGCGTTGATGCATATCGTTGGAGCCGCAAACCCTTTTCAGCCATGGCTAGTCCTCGAAAGTATCAGCCACGAAAGCATGAAGCGAACGGGTTAAATCAGCTATCGTTATGTCATCATCAGGGCAGGAGTTGAAAAGGCGCAATGCGTTGCTTTTATCAACCGCGATAACAACAACCCTAACCAGATCATCGCCAATGTCTTCGGCAATAGCCTCCAGAACGGCGCGAGGAAGTAATTCGTTGGAGGTCAAACCGGGAAAGCCTATCACGTTATCGTTAGACATGATGCCTCCAATGGGAATCCCACGCTCACCGCCTGCGCTTTAGTATGGCGCTTTCTAGGTGTGTGCGGGGCGTGGGAATAAGTAACCCTCCGGTGTTGAGCATCATCCTACGTCTAGGGATAGGCTTGGAGGGTGTTGATAAAGTAAGACCGCCCCCGGTTGACGGAGAACCATCACAGGAGAACACGGCGGGAGGTCCGTGTGGGAGCGGTCTATTCGTAAAACTTTGGAAGGGTTTCAGGCCGCATTATCGACCCAATCAAACGGACATTACCGCTATCCGGTAAAAGGGTCAATACGGGTTATGCAAGTTTTTTATCACCCGTTCGATAAACCCCTACCAATGCGTCAAGTCCAATCAGCAGGTTATGGACGTGCAAAGCCTCGTTGTGGAAATACAGATGCAAGAGCGCCGCTTTCGGACCAGCCCCCGCACAATCCAGCGCGTCAAGGCCAAGGGTATGCGTTGCCTTCGCCCTAATCAGAACGTCATCAGGTGGACCTTCTGACTGCCCGCCTGTCTCATTGCCATAGCCGCCAATAGCCGCCGTGGTCTTGCCATAATACGTCTCACGCGCCCGGCAGAATGTAGCGTATGCCTCAACCTGAATATCCGTAACCAGCTTTCGCGCAAAGAGCGTGTCAATCATCAGATCGTGAATACCGGCCTTGCGCTTTTTCTTCTGCTCCGGCGTTGGTTCCAGCTTCTCCTCGAACATCGGATCACGTTGCGGCTTGCCGTTAGGCTCGCGATGGATGGACAAGGGCCGCTGGCATATACGGCAGTTGGAATCCTTGGTCTTGCCAACAGGGCCGTGTTCAGGGCAAGCTTTGCGCCTTGGCTTGCTCATGTCGCTAAGTGGTCCCTTGCGTAACTGGCGTCCTTGTAGCCGTGCTTGGGGCTTTTAACGTCATGCGTTCGTATCCGATAGGCATAGTCCCAAGAGCGATTAAACAGAGCGCACCGATACGCATGGCGATAGGAACGATAAGCCTCGGCAGGAGATACGCCCTCCGCCTTGCAGATTGCCATATATTCGGGGTAGGTGTGAACGATGGGACGGTCTTCTGTTTGGTCAGCCATATCATTTTTCTCCTTGCGGGTGGTCAGCCATTGTCACGATCCAGCGTTTTGAGAAGGGCAACGAGAAGGGCGCGGGCTGGCGTTTCTCCAAAACCACCGACCAACCAAGGCTCGCCTTCTTCTGGATATTGTTCAGACACGGTTGCATCCCATCCGGGAACGTGAGCGCCGCACGTTTGGAGTGAAATGTCTGCACCCGGCAGCAATCGGTCTACCGCGTCAATTACGATCTGGACGCTTTCAAACGGGGCATCGGTTGGAATGGGCGTTGCTGGACAAATGCGATTAGTGACCGCAATCCGATCCTCAAACGTCTCCTCGCCAATTTCAACGCGCTCAATTAAGTCACCCATCATTCTTCTCCTTGCAGAATACCAATTACTTCGAACCCGAAATCTGCGATCAGGCTTTCCGGCGCTCGGCAACCGGGCTTTCCGGGTGGCGGGCCTTCTGGCCTCCATTTGCCATGATCCCGATACAAAGCAATCTCTCCACGCCAGTCCGTTTCGCCAACACTATCAGACTTTGCCCACTCGGCAAACTTTTCATCGCGTAGCCAACGGTCAACGCCCGGCACAAACTGGCCATCGCCCTTTTTAGCCTCATCACTCGCAAGATACGCCTTCACCCCGTCAACTATGTTTTGCGGGGAATAATCTTTCAAGAGGCTTGCTATCGCTGATAGCGCCTTCTTCTGGCTTGAGCGCCTTCGGCCTGTTAATGGCCATAACGTCCAAATCTCATCACGAACCAATCGGGCCGACACGTCGCGCTTTTGTGCGACAAGAGTTTGTTTATTTCCAAGGTTATTACTTCCAAGGTTATGGGGTAGCAGATTCTGCCATGGGGGGGTAGCAGATTCTGCTATGGGGGGTAGCAGGTTTAGCGTATAGCGACAGGACGACTGCGAGCCGTTGTCACGCATCCTGATAGACCTTGTGATAAGCCCTTTGGCTTCCAGATCATCCAAATGACCTTGAACAGCCCTCTTGCTCATCTCGCACTCTTTGGCAAGCGTGGCATGACTAGGACAGCAAAGGTCCGTTTCTGAATTGTGGTGATCGGCCAGCCAATACAAAACAATCTTAGCAGCAGGCTTTAAGCCCGTCTGCTTCATTGCTAAAGCCGTCATGTAGTGAGACATTTGATACCCCTAGTGCATTGCAGGCCCGCACGGGTGACAATTTACCGGAACGGGACGGTTGGCCTTACGGCCTCCGCGCGAGCCAGCAGCGCACTAGGGGGCCGTTCTTATAGGCTTCTCACAGCCATAAATCAAAATAATACTACCGGCTCCAATTGTCAAACTGATTGAATTTCAGGTCGGCCCATAGACTGATCTTGCCGATACCGCCATGACGGTTTTTCGCAACATCAACCTCGACCTCTCGGCTATTGGCTCGGCAAAGACGGTCTGCCTCCTCGACCGGATCATGCCTCTCTGATTCCCGATCAGCATAATAGCTTTCACGGTGCAGGAGAATGACGCTATCGGCCACTTCCTCTATCTTGCCGGAATCACGAAGGCTGGAAATGGTCGGGCGCTTGTTGCTCTCGCGCTCGTTGGCTCGGTTAAGTTGACAGGCCACCACAAGGCACACGTCAAGGCGAAGCTGCATCGTCTGCAATGCGCTTGCAATTCCCGACATGCTTTCGTAAAGCGATCCGCCCTCACCCTTGATGTTCTGGATATAATCCAGCGCCACCACGCCAATAGAATTGCCAGCCTTCATTTGCTCGCGCTTCCAACGGCGCACGATTGCTTGAATAGCCGCTACAGACGCGCCTGGCACACCGATGATGGTCAGAGGCAATCTGTCCAGCTTCTCAAGCGTTGCAACAACACGCGGCTGTGAATCCGGCGTCAGATTGCCGTGCAAAATATCGGTGTAAGGCACTTGGCAGTATTGAGAGGAAAGACGCGCCGCAATCTGCCGATCTGTCATTTCATTGGACAAAATCAGGCTTGCCATCCCGCGCTGCGCGGTTCGCCTTGCAAGGTCCAACGTAAATGCCGATTTACCCATAGACGAACGACCG